CTCCAATAGGAGGGTTCGGTGGCAAGGCACCGTGACAACCAGAACGCTTCCCCGCGCTGGTGTTAATTAATCCTTGAAACCTAAAGACCTTGTCTCTGTGTCAGAGTAAGGCCGGGTGGACGGGCTAGCAACCCCAGACCCGAAACTAGTTGCTCCGAAAAATATATATCTTCCGGGACGTGAGCTCCGTCGACGTGTAGTCGACACGCTCGCTAGTTCAATGAGCCTAGAGCACTTCTTAAAATTAAATTCATTTGAGAAGTCAAAGGTTAGACACGAACACTTCGTGAGAGAGTTAGATTATCATCTTTCTCTTTACACAACAAAGCTTCAAGTTGGGACAAAATTATTTTTGTTTGATATGCGATACGCCAAGAAAGTCTGTAAGGATTTACCAAAAGACTTTCGGGATTCCAATAAAGAATCCCTCGATCATTTACTCTCTCTTCCACATGATGTGAAACCTGAGTCCCTTTGGAGAGCCTTATGCTCCCTGAAAACAAAGGATTTAGAACATGTAAGTAGCCTGTTTGGTACTTCTGTTCAAGGTTTCAGAGTATGTTTTATAGAGAATTGGCCACGCTTCAAACACGCTTTGGGTCTCTCTGATGCCATTTCCCTTTCTTTGGAAAATTTAGGCATTCATATTCCCTTTCACATGAGAGCTGAACGTACGCTAGATAGTTCCAAGCCTAGTAAAAAGGCATGGTATAATAAAGGAATCTATCCAAAACATACCAAATCTGGTGTTCAGCTTGTATATCGGGTTCTTCATCGAGTAACAACAAAGAACCGTTATCTCCTACTTGTACATTTTCTTAAAGTCTTTCCAAATTTTGAAGAAGACGAAAAGAAGTACATTAAAATGTTAAAGTTAAGTCTTGTCGGTAAATTTGCCGAACAAGCACAACAAGAACTACCCGAGGACTATAAAGAGAAATCAATAAATCTCTTTCCTGTGTATACACAAGGTGTCCTGGATAAGATCTTTCGATCTAACCGTAAGGCTAAGATTCAATTTTACTTTAACTTACTCCAGTCAAAATCTATTTGTGCTGAGGTAGGAGACGATATGGTACTGGATGCACTTAAGAAACATAAAGCATCACTGTGCCGTCCATGTGAAGATCTTCTAATTGTATCAGATGAAAATTTAAAAGGTTTAAATAAACTCGGTTCGGAATTTGGACAGATTGTTCGGGATCTTTATGACCCATTTACAACAGTCTTACCGAATACCAGAGCCTGTGTTGAGGCCGGACGAGATGATGGAGGTAATAAAGGTGCGTTGACAGAAACTAGTCAACTTCAGCAATATACTGAGCACCCATTAATACACCTTCAATCCAATCTTGCCCAAACACGTTTAGAACCTTTTGTGATAGGGTTATTCGGTCCTCCGGGATCAGGAAAAACCACCCTGGTTTCACAACTGGTTAAATTTTTAACACACAAATTACATCTGACTGGTATTGCTAGAGAAAAAGTTATGTATTCTCGCAGTTGTTCCGTTAAGCACTGGGATGGTTATGACAATCAACCCATTGTAGTGTTAGACGATTTAGGTCAGGATCTGTTAGATAGACAAGATATTTCTGAATTTGAGATACTTGTTTCTATCAACGATTATATCCTACCTATGGCTGAATTAAAAGAGAAAGGTAAATTCTTCCGATCTCCTATAATTATTACAACTTCTAATATGCAATTTGGTAGTACTTATATAAAGAATGGTACTAACTCTGATTGTATAGAAGAACCTGCAGCCTTTTGGCGACGCTTTGATCTTCCTTTATTAATTACTAAGGAGAATGGTTATCGATCTATTCGAAAGATGACTTATAATCATATGCGTACGTATGAACAACTCAGTTACTATCACTCGAAACATGTATTAGACAATCCTTGTATGAATTGTTCTACACAGTTTTCGGGTAGAAGTACAACTATTGAAAACTTAAATTCTCTAGATCATAACGACGAGATTGTAGGTTTAGAATATCCTACTCAGAAACTGACTCGTCAGAATAATGGTAAGTCTCTATTAGGTAGGAATTTTACACCTTATGAGATTATGGAGGAATGTTTGATCATGATTAACCATAAATTTGATTATCACAATTACCATTTTTGTGATTATTGGTCACAACGCATTTCTGCCCTCAACGTTGACTTTAAACAAACAAGTCAATGTTTTTACCATGTTTCTTGTTATGATGACCCTAATTCTTTGATGAAGGGTACTAAAAATACCAGAATTCTCTTTCCAACCAAACCTCCCGCAAAACGACCTATATGTAGAGTTGTTCCTCTTAAAGAACCGCTCAAGGTACGTATTATTACTGCTGGGGAAAAGGACACTAAAGTACTTCAACCTTTCCAGTCTGCTATGTGGACTGCATTAGGTCATTATGAAGAATTTTGCCTTACAAATGGTGTGAAGGAGTTAGAAGATTATAGAGAAGAGACCCTACCCTGGATTAACCGAATAGAATCTAAGATACAAAAGATTCTACAAGAGTCTAAAGAGAGAGAACGCCTAACCGGTGTCCCTGAATATTGGTTAAGTGGTGATTATACAGCGGCAACGGATAACTTTCCGATGTCCTGTACAAATGCGCTAATTGAAGGCATTTTATCACATATAACACATCAACCAACAAAAGATTATGTAAGATGGGAGATATCCCCCCATGAGCTCCTATACCCAATGAATATCGGGCCAGGTAACCAAACGTCTGGCCAACTCATGGGATCATTACTATCTTTTCCTCTTTTATGTCTCTTGAACGTTCATACTTTAAGAACGTCCGGTTTTAGTCCGGGATCATTTTTGGTTAATGGAGATGATGTCGTTGCTCGCGGTACACTAGAACAGATTGATAGATGGAGGAAATTTGCCCCAACTATAGGTCTTGAACTTTCTCTCGGGAAAAATTTTATTGATCCCGAGTTCTGTACGGTGAACTCCCAGTTATTTTATGAGGGAGAACATATGCCTACAGGTAAGTTAAGTACACAGACCCGTTCTAATTGTACACTATCTTACTGTTTTGCTGAGTCCCAATTTTATTATGGAGCCTCACAGACAATGCGAGAAATATTCGTGAAAAGAAACTACAGAGGATTGAGGAAGACCCCCAGGTCCCTGTTGTTATCTAAAGATTTTGGCGGTTTAGGTTACCGCAACACGATTGACATCTTCCCAGATGAACGCTATGATATGAAATTAATGAAGAAAGTACATCTTTATGATCTGTTATCTAAATTTGGAAAAACAGAAAAGATTTTAGGGACAGAATTCCATTTTGTACCCTACCCTGTATACCTTAGCCATGTATCATCAGTTGATATGATAAATAATCATGGTATCTCTGACTTATCTACTCAACGAGATAGAATAAAGTCATTAGAGATCAAGGAACAGGTTGTTGAGGAGAAATTTGATGATCTCTCTCATTCTTCATTATATCGGTTTTATTCGTCATTTAAAGATGATAAACCATTCCGGACCCTTTTCAACAGTATTATCGAACAGGGTACATTTCACATCTTATCTGCACCAAGCCGTCAAGACTTTGGTGTTGGTTACATATGCGTCCATCGTAGCCAAGCTAAGAAATTAGCATCTGAGCTTCGTCAAATTCACTTAGAAAATATAAAAGAAATTTGGTTTAAGTCCAGTGAACGGGAACAGGTTGATAAAGATTTATTTCTTCCTGTCCTGAACGCCCTTGATTTATATGCAGAATATACCGCAGAAAATCAAGAGACTGAACTCTCTCTACTTTTTAAGGAAGAGGGGGAACCAGATAATTCTCTTTATGATGATCTTATCGATAAAGACGTTGCAATTGAAGAAAGGTACTCTACGCTAGGAAATATCGAAGCGGTCAACGAGTTCCTCTCAAATTTTACCAATTTGAAGCTTGAATGTGTCTCCGAAGAGTCACGATTGTCGGGAAACGAACTATAAGTCCTATGGGTGAAAAAAATAGCCCTTGGACAAGTTTCCTACTCATTCGTCGTATCTGTACTATGTTGAAGTTGCAAAGATTAGTTGGTCTTTGATACTAAGGCATAAACTTATATAGTTTTATGAAACATTATGAGCGTGAATCGGATATTTAATTTTTATTAAATATCGCTAACCGGGATTAATCCTGGGAACACGGTAAAGGCCGTGGTGCACTCCAATTTGTTATCTATAACTTAGTTTATGATGCCTGACTGAATGCTAATTAATATTGAGCACTCACATAGTGGCGAATGTTTACTCTAG